ATGCCATAGTTTCAGATGCAGATAATTTAGCGTTAATTCCAGATATACAAGGTAATGTGATATCTGAATTAAATAAAATGCAAACAAGCATAAAAGCAGAAACCGATAAGATTGACCCAACAGTACAAGCAGCTATTAAAGTAAATATGGCATCGCCTCATAGAAAAGGTGTGTTAACTATAGGTGCGCTTGAAACATTAAATGCACGTAATAGCTCTTTTAGATCTCCTATATATTCAAATGATGGTTTAGATGCTTATGTTATTCCTTATACAGATAACCGTAGTGGTCGCGTTTATACTGCGTATATAAATCGTTACTATGCAGCTCCAGTGCAAATGATTAATGTCCATTTCGGTTACTGGAAAGACTCCAAATTTACAACTTTATATAAGGTGAGTGAAACGGCAACTTCGGCAAATGGTCCTTTTGTAGAGCCTTCATCAGGAGGTTCTAGATGCCAATATACTTTTGGTGCAATTGTTCCTCTAGCAAAGCATGACGATCCTAATGACGTTAGAGTTTCACTCGTAATCGCTTCTAGCTATAGCTCAACAACAACTACATATTCATGGCGAAGCGTTATTTCTACCAAAGCAGATGGCAGTGATCTGATTGTTAATCAAAATACGACAGGTTTTTGTGAACAAGGAGATGTTGCTGCACAACATGCTTTATGTGCAAACTATCAACACTTTGCCTATGAACCTTTAAAAAATAGAGTGATAGGCTATAAGGGATCTTTTCAATATTATGATCTTGCTGTAGGTGTTACATCAGATACGGATGGAACTATCGAAAATGTAGCAACAGGTGTATCTCCAACCTTTAATTTTCCAGCATCTGAAATGAATAAAAAAATAGGTGATGTGGCTAAGTACATTATTTTTACAAGTTGTGGGCAGAATTATCAACCTTTACAAGGTCGGTTTGCAATGTCACAAGGTCAAATGTCAGGAGTTCAATATACCGCAAGAGGTAGAAGTCGCTTAGAAGGAACTTTTGGTTATGCAGCACTTCAATGGTGGAACATGTCTGGCATTGATTGGTTTAGTCAGGGGGTAAGTCAAATTGGTTGGAATAATGCAACAACAGGTAATTCTTGGAAAACGACTTATTTTGAATCTCCAGTATACGTATTTACTTATTTAACAACAGATGAATTGGGAATTTGTGATATTAGGCAAATATATTACAGTCCTAACTTTGTTGACATACTCAGCAATAATTCAACTTATAATACCCGAAGAGTTGAGAGTTTGGATGTTGCTATCATTGATGGTAAGGGTATAAGTAAATTAAAAGGAACGGTGCCAATTCCGGCTATAGCCCAGTCTGTTGCTGGAAATTCAATGGGCAGTGGTTTTGATTTTATGTTATTACCTCAAGTATTTAATGAAGTGACGGGTGAGTTACATGTACTTCGCGCTAGTCGAGAATATCCTCAAAGTACAAATAGATATTGCATGTACTCTTTAATTTATCGCATGTAATAAAGGAATCAAAATGTCAAATTATACATTACAAAATGATGGTGTTTTAAATTATAACGGCGTGGTCTATCCTTATCATCCAAGCTCAGGGCTTCCTTGGACAAGCGAAAGTATTGCTAAATATGTTATGAATGAAGAAGCCAAACATGTACAAGCATTAATAGATCAACAAACATTTATTGATGGGGAGCTAAAAGTTCAATATGCAGGCCATATCGTTTTTACTTCTACTGCGGTGAATGAAAATACAGGCATCGTATTACAAGCACCCAACCATGAAGCTGAATTTAGTGAAATGACTATCACTAAAAACTCAGTATTAAAATTAGTAGCAAATATTCAGTCCGATAAAAATGATGATGCTACAGTTTTAACCGATTTACCAAATGATATGTTTCGGATTTCAATTCGTAATCAAGATACGGGAGAGCAAGATTTATTGTTAGGCACTTTAGATAAAGGCATTTTGACAGTTGAAGCCGCTCTGGATAAAGCTGGTTATTGGGAAGTGACTGAAGAATTAATTAACAGTAAATTACCTGACGGTTTTAATTTAGCTATGGATAAAATAGTATTTGCTGTGGTGAGTGTACCTAAGACTAGTATTATAGAATCTACGGCATCAGAAACGCCTTCTTTACAATCTACAGCATCAGTATCTAATATTTCAGAGCCTATAGTTTCACAGTCCTCAGTTTCTGAATCACCTGTTACAGAATCAATAATCTTAGAAGTAAATGTTAATACTGACAACGCTACGTCTGCATAAGTTTTGAATTTGCATTTTAGAGGATCTTTATCTAAATATTTAACCCTCAATTTACTTTAATTATTTCATTCCTATATTCATTTTTATAGTCAATAGTGAGCTGATACGGCTTTTAATTTAAGTCATATGAGCTCATTTTTTTGATAAATCAAAAGAGGATTTATGTCAACAATATCCAATTTGACCCAGCTTATGGTCGATAAAATGGCCCTTGAAATGCAAGGGCAAGCGCCACTTAGCCCAGAAGACCAGCTCTTAGTTGCCAAAGCGCTTGATACAATGAAAAATAATACTACTTTTGAAACTGCACTTGTTGCTGTAGCAGAAGAGCATTTAAATACTGCAACAGCAACACTTAAAAGTGCCGAAACAGCCATAGATGCCGCTAAGGTTGATATTGCAGCGAAGGCCAGTGCGCTCAATATGATAGAAGGTATATCAACTAACACAGGAAATATTTCAACTGAGATCGGGGAGGTTTCATCCACAGTTAATACGATTAAAACAGCTTCGGTGATTAAAAGTATACAAAGAGGTGAAGCAAATATTCCTGTAGGAGGCAGTAAAAATGTCACAGTAAGTTCCGTTAACATGACAAAATCTATATTAAATATAAGCGGTAAAAATGGGTATGGTTATTGGACTACTAATGGAGCCAATGCATTAAATGCTGGTGGTAAAGTACTTAATGCAACGACTTTACAGTTTAATTCAGGAACTGGTAGAGGCAATACATATACAGCAGAAGCAACTGTTTACTGGGAGTTAATCGAATATGTTTAATCAGTACGCACATGTAAATGATAAAAATTTGGTAACAGGATTATATGCATTAAGCGGTAAAGTGAAACGTGATGATTATATCAATGTTACTGATTTAAAAATACAAGTTGAAGTTGGCCAGGTTTATAATCCGGATAAGAAAACGTTTATTGACTTTAAAGCTAAAGCTTTGACTTTAACTGAGCTTAAAAAGCAAAAACAGCAAGAGATAAAGGCGCAAGCTAAAGTCCAAATTGAAGCCCTTGAAGGTGAATCACAATGGAAAGTACGCAAAGCCGAGCAGCGCGCTGTATTGACTAATGATACAACTGAACGAGATGCACTTTATGCTGCTATTGAAAAAATTCGTCAAGCATCTAATGATGCTGAGCTTGATTTAGCAAAGTTAAAAAAGCGTGGAGAAATACAAGCGTTTGTATTCAAGTTAGTGAAATAATATATAACTTAAGTAATTTACACGAAGTATATCAGTAACTTAGTTATCTCATTATATTTAGCCTCAAATTCATAACATCAGCATAACCATTTTATATTTTTCACATCTGAGCGAACTTTTTATTTTCATGTTGAAGTTTCTTATTTTAGCCATAGAGCATATGCAGATAATTAGTTTTCTTGAGATCAGAGATAAACCCAAATACTTCTAGTAATCATTTATCAAACCTTGAATTGTGCTTTTACCTTAGAGAGGAGCTTAGTTAAGAGTTTTTCTAAGAGATGACTTTAGAGCTTAATTCAAAGTTTAAATAGTTACTGTTAACCAAATCAAGAGGATTTTATGGCCACTATCACCAATACAGTGCAAACCTTAATAAATAAAATCAATGAAAACCAAACTGGTGCAGCACCTTTAACGGCAGAAGAAACGTTATTATTAACCAAAGCTGTGCAAGCGTTAGGTGAAAACCAAGACTTTGAACAAGCTCTAATTGCTGTTGCGGAACAACATTTGAATACTGCTCAAACCAGTATGCTAAATGCAACAATGCAAATGGGCACAAATATTAACGAAGCAACATTAGATCTTAATACCTCAAAACAAGCTTTAGATTCAGCAAAAACAAAATTAGATGAAACTTCTTCCGAGTTAACTACAGAAATGAAAATCATCTCAACGGTAAATAGTGTTCTTAAAAGCATACGCCGACAAGAAGATGGCCAAATAGGGAATACTCAGTTATTAACTTCCTTAGACCCAGATACTGAAGTAATGGAGGAAGCAACAAGTACTTGTCCAATGCAGTCAGTGATATTCAGTGATGATGGAGCCGTAAATATTTATTCCGCCCCTCAAGGTCAAACAACAGGTAGCCCATCAGCGGTATTAAATAGTCATAATTGGTATGAAATTCCTTCAGGTAGCAATTTTGAAAAAGCAACATTTACTCGTAAAAATTATATGGGTGGTTCAACAAATACGGCACGAACTTTAAGTACTCAACGTTATGGTTATTACCCAGTATGTGGGGAGTATCCCTTAGCTTTATCGACTGACGCTAATAACGTCGCTTTTAAAATGATATGTGCTGACTACGCTGCTGCAGGGCAAACAGCAATAAACTTTCGTGGATTAGGATTGTTTTTTGATGCTGATTATGGAGTTGCTGTAGGACATTACAATACGAGTAAGCTTAAAGACAAATATGGACGTTGGTCTACTTATACTTCAAACCGTGTGAATCATTATGAGTTGACCGCATTTTATAATAATACAAAGAATTGCTTACAGGTTGTTCAAAACTTAAAAGTATGGGAGCTATATAGTGATGGTTGGAAAGACCCAAAGATAGCTACTTTTACAAGTGTTTCAGAAGCTCAAGCTTGGGTGAATTCTCAAAGTGATTTGTTTTTAGTAGCTTTACGTAGTCAAGGAGGAAGTTCTGTACATGCCCCCTTGAAATATAATTCATATTTTAATAAAACTGATAATAACCGTCAATATGGTGAATATCATACACCTGTAACGGGATATATAGGAACAGCGACATCTTCAAATAATGACCCCATAAATAGTATAAATTATAGTGGTAGCGAATATTATACTTCACAATGTGGCACTGATCAGCGCGTTAATACACCTAATGGCTGGCGGGGAAGTCAGTCATTTTTGTGGGAAACGGCAACAAAAAAACTAATTCCTATATTTACTGAAATAGTATTAGATGCGTTAGATAGTGGTCAACTTTCAGCGAATACTTTAGCAGGAGATAATGCTTGGAATAAGGTACGTATAAATGCTAAAGCAATACGTATGGACACTGAAAAAGTAATGGGTGAATGCAACCATTTAGTAATGAGTAAGGTATCAAGTACATATTATGGAATTCATAATATAGATTTACCCCATTATAATCCTTATGCGAATGCATGGCTATTTAGCCATAACCAATTTCGAAATAGTGTTTGGTATTATAAACTTGCCAGGCTGTCATATGTTCATAGAAATAATGGCATTAAAGGAGAATACAAATAATGATCAGTCCATATTTTGATAAAAAAACAAATTGTGTGTTTTTACGCGGTGCTTTACACCCAATAAATCCTGCTACAAATGTTGAATGGGCCAATGAGCAAGATGCACTTGACTTTATATCGACACAACCACAAATTATTGAACCAAAAACATCACATTTAGTGATCACTGAAGTATCGGGTACTGATGTTTCATTTTATGAAAATGTAGTAGAAGTTGATGCTGCTGTAACTGTAACTGTTAATTTTGAAATACAGCAAGATGGCAAAACTGATATTGAGTTCAATCGTACTTTACGTTTGCCTGTTGACAGAGATGGTCAGCAAGGCATTAAAGTTTTAAAACTTGTTTTAAAAGAAGGTAAAGGCCAGTTAACCACTCAATTTGAAACCGGCGAATACTATATTAATGAATATGCATTAAATCGCCGTTTAAAATCGGAAAACTTTATATTTATGCCTGAAGCATTACATATTTTGGTATCAGAGGCCACTAAAGCTAAAGGGCTAAAGTCTTTGATTAGTTAGAAACTGGCTATCCATTTATGAAGCGCATTGCTTCGTAATTCAAGAAAATTAAATATCTAAAAATCGAACTCCCTTTCAATGTGAGTTTCAACTTAACGTAATGCTTCTAAATTGAAATCTGTTTTTAGATATATCCACATTAATACAAAGGACTAACTTAATGAGTCAAATTAATTTTAGCCCAGTCGATATCAGTAAACTACCTATACCTAATATCATAGAATCGTTAGATTTCGAATCAATTAAAGCTGAAATTCTAGCTGATTATGAGTCTCGGTATCCCAATGCGCAAATTGAATTAGCCTCAGAGCCTGTTGTTAAGTTAATCGAAACATTTGCATATAGAGAATTATTGGTACGCCAGCGTGTTAATGATGGTGCAAATGCTGTTTTACTGGCAAAGGCGACAGGTGCACAGCTTGATTATTTGGGTAATCGTTTTAATGTGAAACGTCAATTACTAACTCCAAGTAATGCCAATGTAACGCCTGTTATTACTGATGTTTATGAAACAGATGAGCGTTTTCGTAAAAGAATACAATTATCGCTGGAAGGCTTTTCAACTGCAGGGCCTGTAGGTGCTTATGTATACCATGCGTTAGCAGCCTCTGCTTTTGTAAAAGATGTGACAATAGATGCGCCTGAATTTAGTTATGCTGAAATAGAACCTACTTTATTAGCACAATTACCTGAAAATGTTGTTGTATTACAGTGTACTTATAATGCCGGGTTAGCGAACCCTATGCCGGGAGATGTTGCAGTCACAACTTTAAGTACACAAGGCAATGGTAAGGATAAAACTTTGGCAAGTACTGTAATTACAGCGCTTAGTGATGATGATATCAGACCTTTAACAGATCATGTATGTAATCGAGAAGTCGAAATAATTGAATATGAACTTAATGCGACCTTATTTTGTTTTAAAGGAACTAACGGTCAAACTATTCAAGCAGCATCTTTACAAGCTGTAAAAGGTTATATGAAACAACATCATAAACTCGGGCTAGCCGTAACACAATCTGCATTATATTCCGCTTTACATCAACCAGGAGTTGAGCGCGTTGTATTACATAGCCCAAGTGCGGATATTATGGTTGAAAATCATCAAGCTGCATATTGTATTAGTGATCAAGTAAGTATTAAGGAAGCATAATATGGCTGACCTTAACACGGCTTTAGTTAGTAAAGTATCTCTTAGTACAAAATATAATAAAAGTTTACTGCCACCAAATGCAACGCAGCAAGAAAATCAAATTGAATTGGCTGCAAGTCGTATTAGTAATCTTGCTGTGCCCATTAAACATTTATGGGATCCGTTAAAATGTCCAGAGCATTTATTACCTTGGCTAGCATGGGCATTATCGGTAGATGAATGGGATAACAATTGGCCTGTCAATGTTCAACGAGAAGTCATTGCCAGCAGTACTCAAGTTCATAGAACTAAGGGGACAGTGAGTGGGGTTCGCAGGGCTTTGGCAAGTTTAAAGGCCAGTATTGAGCTCACTGAATGGTGGCAAAATGGTGGGGTGCCTCATACTGCAAAGTTAACAGCATTAGCACGAAATAACTTAACACCAAGTGGTGATACTTTATTAACACCTCAGCTTCAGGCTCAACTTTGGCGAATTGTATCTGCTACTAAGCCAGTACGAAGCAATATACATTTTAGTGTGGGTGTGCAGCAAGATAAGGTTATTCATACATCAAGTATCGGTACAACACATAACCTTAGTCGACAAGATATTAATACCGAAGTTGATAATGGCTTATCCACAAGTTCATTATATATATCACAAGTCACTAATACAGTCGAAATCAGTCGCTCTCCTATATCAGCCCAACCAAATTCTCAATTAAATAGCGATATAGCAATGGCTTTAACTATGGGTTCAGCAATTCATTTAAGCCGGACAAGTATGCGCTGTCGATAAAAGAAAATATACACAAAAAGGAGATTTTTAATGAGCGATTATACGCCATTAATAACACAAGTCGGCTTAAATGCAGCCGTAGACGCAACTCAAGGCGGTTTTAAAATAGAGATCAGCCATATTGCCGTTGGTGATAAAGGGTATTCACCTAATCGTAATCAAACCGTTTTACAAAATGAAAAAGATCGCGTGATGGTCTCTGGTGGCAAACATGCAGGCCCAGGTCAATGGCATTTAACTGGCGTATTTGAAAAAAAAGAAAACTTTGCTGTGCGTGAGGTTGGTTTTTATTTAAGCGATGGTACTTTATTTGCTATTTGGTCTCATCCGGCTAATACCCTTTTTTATCAAACTCCTATTGCAAAAGTAATACAAGGGTTTGATTTGATTTTATCGGGTTTACCAATTGATGCCATCTCGGTTGATATTAGCGGAGATTTAAATCTTTATTACGGCGATGAGTTTTTATCTTTAGCTGTAGTACAAGCAAAGCAACTAATTGCCCAAGTTCAAACAATGCATCGTCAAATTCAATTTAACAATAGATTACTTAAAGCGGGAGTTTAAAAATGAGCATAGAACAAAGTCTAACTCAGTTGCAGCAGGTTAATGCCGAACTGCACCAAGGAGTGAATGCATTAACACAAGAAGTTACCTCAAAAATAGGTGAAATTGATTCAAAATTAAGTCAAACCACCAGTGAAGCAAAACAAAAAGTTGACAGCTATATTGCTTTGTCACGAGATAAACAATCTCATTACAGAATCACCAAAAACCAGGCGCTTATTCCTAATGATGCGAGCACTATGCCTAAGTTCTGGTCTCAAGGTTTTGTTAAATCAGCTAAATTAATTGAAACGGTCACGACAGGCACAGAGCCTGAACAACGATCTGATTTAGCCCGTGAATTTTTACGTGCAATAAACAGTGATAGAAAGTATTTTGCTAATAGCTTTAAAATTTGGGAGTTAGAATATTATCCAAATAGAAGAGGTGATGATATTAACAATTATGCTTATTTAATGTATCAATATTTTAGAACATCAAACTACATAACAGTAGCTGCAATTGTAAAACATATTAAAGGTGTTGTACCTGATAGCTGGTGGTGTGGTGGTTTAGAAGCAAATCAGCAAGCAAAAGTATGTGGCTCACATTCATCAATGGGTGGGCGTAACTTTTATTCTCATTGTCACCCCTACGTAAGAGGTGCAGGAAAAGCAGAAACAGAAACAGGCATTATTCAAGTCGCACTGCCTGCAGTTGTAACGGGTGATGTAGATTTAACCGGTGGTGACTGGGGTCAGTTTGCATATTTAGGTGACGCAGATCAACCTGCATTTGATTAATTAGGAGAATAATAATGGCACATTTAATAGTAAATAATAAAATTGTAGATTTAAACTTAGACCCAAGCATTCCAAAATACGTTGTTGCACAACTTGTCAGTGAAATGCATGGAGAGGATGTTGAATTTAGTATTGAACTAAATTCAACAGAATTACGTGCTAAAAAGCGTAGTTTGATCAGAAAAAAAATTAAAAAATCGGGTGAAGATAGTGAAAGTTTATTAGGCACTACAACGGATGCCGTGCATTTATTGATGTATCACTTTGCAAAATTAACACTTGCCATTAATAGCGCTTCAAATATTGAAGAGCTAAAAGCATCATCAGCAGGATTTAATGATTTAGCGCAGTCTTTTATTAACCAAATTGACTCAGGTGATACTAAATTACCTTTTAATACTAAAACGGGTGAAAAGGTCATAGAAGACTTAGGCGCAAGAGCTACTATCATCAATAATGCAATTTCAAGTTAATACCTAGTTTTCAATATATTGACTCTTAGGTCATACTTGACCTGTTTTTATTAGCTGAAAAATGTAGAATTTATCCATACTAAAATAAACCCTATCAAAATAGTTTACCTATAAATCAGAACACTTAGAACGCTAATATAGAAATTAAGAATTAATTATGATATCAAAAATTCACATTACCTATGATGAAAACTCAGGGTTGTTTGTTTTAGCTGAACCTTTGGTTACGCCCGAGCTCATATTACCCATAGGCATGAAATCTGATGGTTTTAGCTCTCCTTGGTTTACACGCTGGTACGTAAATCGTGTTGATAAAGGTTGGGCTGCAGCTTGGATTCATGACACCTGTTATCAAGAAGCGATT